GAAAAAGGGGTGATTTGATTGAGTACATCATGCACAACGCAATTATTAGAGCAATTCAGCGGAAATATACCAGCGAAAAGAATAAACACAACAGACGAAACCACAAGCGATGCTAATTATGATTTTGTTATGATAAAAGCACTACAAGATACAACGATCGACACCACAACGGGCAACATTAACAATTTTGACGGAGCAGTAATATTAGCTGGAGATTTTGTTATTGGTAGATGGTCAAGTATCACACTAACAAGTGGCGATTGTATTGCCTATCAAGGGGTGTAGATATGTTTCCGTTATATTTTTATAAAAATTTAATAAATAAATTTTTATTAGATCAAATTGGTGATGCAAGTGTGGCGTATTCGTTACGCAAAATATCAGCATCCTCAACAAATGCTATACGAGTTAGACGTGACAACGATCACGAAGAACAAGATATAGGTTTTGTTGGGCGAGAGTTGGATACAGTGAGTTTGCTTAGTTTTGTTGGTGCTAATAATGGGTATGTAACTACTTGGTATGACCAAAGTGAAAACGGTAACCACGCTACACAATCAACGGCAGACAATCAGCCTAGGATTGTTAATGCAGGGGTTGTTCAAACTTCTAAAGTTTTAAACCCTTGTATTTTATTTGATGGTGTTAATGATAAATTTACTGTTACTTTACCATCCTCTACAGACTTTAAAGTATATACAGGTAATTGGAGTGATGTACAAGATTACACAATTAAAACACCTTCAAGTGGTGATACTTATTTACCTGCTATAATAGGTGATACACTTGTTATATTAAACTATACAAGTTTACAATTATTTAATAATCTTAAAAGATACTCAATGAGTGATGAGATTAGCGATGACTTGTTTAGATTATACTTTTCTACAAGCGGTGTAAAGGCATTATCTATTACTGCTTTTCCAGAAAGCGGTATAAGCTATGTTGATAAATCAGGAACGCAAGTAAGCACAAATTATTCTGGAACTGTAGATGCTTATGATTGGTTTATTGTAAGAGCCACAGACCCTACTAAAATAACACAAATAAATTGGGCTAGTAAAAATTTAACAGGTTGTTTGCCAAAATATAATTTTGCCAAATTAATTAATTTAGCTAATTTTTATTGTTATACTAATCAACTTACAGGAAATATACCTGATTTAAGCAATAATATTAATTTAGTTAATTTTAGTTGTGGGAATAATCAACTTACAGGAAATATACCTGATTTAAGCAATAATATTAAATTAGTTAATTTTAGTTGTGGGAATAGTCAACTTACAGGAAATATACCTGATTTAAGCAATAATATTAATTTAGCCAATTTTTATTGTGGGAATAATCAACTTACAGGATATGTAGGTGGGATTATATCTCCTACTCTTATAAACTTTATAGCAAATAATAACTTGTTAACTGAATCTGCTGTAAATACTATATTATCAAAGTTCGTTAGTGCTGGTGCTAGTAACGGTACATTAAATTTAGGTGGTACTGGAAATGCTTCACCTACTGGTCAAGGTTTAACGGATAAAGCCACATTACAGAGTCGAGGATGGAATGTAACTACAAATTAATAGGAGGATAATAAAATATGAAAGTATTAACAGGACAAGGTTACACAGAGTCACGTCTATACGGAATTATAGGAGAAATGTTTTATGCAGAAGTAGGACGTTTGCCTAAACAAAATGATATTACAACACAATTAACAGGTAGTGTTGTTACGAATACAAACACAAATGAAGTTGGTTATTTGATTGATGAGAATAGCCAATATTTTAGTTTGTTGCCTAGTATACACACCAAAAGATTGGTCAATGTGACTGATGGTGATGGATGGATGGACGGACGAAACGAGGGGATTTAGTTGTCGCAGATGAGAACGACCGAAATTTTAGAACAATGTTATAATGGAGATGCTAGGCGAAGTCTTGAAGTTAGCATCCAAGACCAAATAAGTGACACGATTAATACATATTTTGCGAGGACAATTCAAACTTTGACAATCGTTACGGCAACAGAAATCGATGATAAGACAATCCTTGTTTCGTCAGCATCAGAGCCAACGAATAACAATATAATTTGCATCCAAAATAATACATTTTGTTATCAAGGAGTTATTTTATCCCATGTAGCAACGGGTGGAAATTGGACTTTGACACTAGACAGCCCACTAGATCATGCTTTTTCGACAAATTCTAGTATTGCAGAAAAAAGCATTAGTTTAAAAGTAAACGGGAGTGTAACGCCAGTTATTTTTAGTTTATCGCCTAAAAATTTAAATAATATCAAATGGGACATTACAAAAGTTATATTTGATGCGATTGATGATTCAGCTATGGATGATTCTAAGTTTGCAGGACTAAACGCCCTCACAAATGGATTAATTTTGCGGAGGGTAAACGGCAACACAAAAAACATTGTTAATATTAAATCAAACGGAGATTTTTTTCTAAAAGATTTTGAGACGGAATATACCGATAAAAGTGGTGGCGGAGATTACGGAGTAAGAGCAAAGCGAACATTTGCAGGACAAGAAAACACGGGGATTACTTTGCAATTAGATAGTGAGACAGACGATGAATTGCAGATCATAGTGCAAGATAACTTGACAGGGTTAGTAAGTCTTAAGGCGTTTGCAATCGGTCATGTAGTAGATTAAGGAGGTGCAAAATGAACCTTTACGATATTTTACTTTATTGCAATAATTTTTTTGATATTAGTAGAGAGTTTGGAAATTTTGAGATTGACAATAATAAGATTTTATTTGAGCCTAAAGAAGAATATTATCCATCGCAATACGTAAGGATAAAAAACAGCATTTTTAACGATGGAGTTTATCAGATAGACTCTATCAGTAACGATGGAATAACAATCGATGCAAACCTAACAAATGAGGACACAAGGCGAATCGTGGTGTATGGACTAGCGATTCCAAAAGATTTTTTAACACTTGCGACCGAGATTTTGACAAATGGCAAAGTGACAAATGTAAAGAGCGAGAGTATATCCCGTTATAGCGTGAGTTATGACGATAAAGGTTCTGCTTGGCAGAATGTCTATAAAGATCAATTACTACCTTATAAAAAATTGGGGTGGTCGTGATGTATACGGACTTTTTAACAGATCAAATCACAATCGTTACCGCAAACGTATTGCCCAACGGCTTTGGAGGCTTCAAGGAATATTGGAACGAGATGGAATGGGCAGAAGCAGACATCGAATGGGGAGAAGCAGAGATCAGCTGGAATAATGAAATTGTAGTGTATGGCTTGATCGACTTAAGAACAGGAGATGAAAATAAAATAAGCGATAAATACGTTGAGGAATCCACGCATATTCTATTTTTAGAAATCGGTGTAAATATTGCACATACTCAAAGAGTCATAAAAGATGGCGAAATTTATCGGGTGTTGTATGTAGATAAACCTTTCAACAGACATCAAGAAATCTACCTTGCGAAAGTGGGGGTGGATAATGGATAAAAATGAATTTAACGAAAAGAAGATCAAAGAGAAATTAGAATTACACATTGAAAGAGCATTGACGAGAATCGGGATGCTAGTTCAAGGCGATGCAGTATTGATTTGTCCCGTTGATACGGGGAATCTTAGAAATAGTATTGTTTACGATGTTAAAAACAAAGAAAAATCAGTAGTGATCGGAACGAATGTAGAATATGCGTTAGACGTTGAGAAGGGTTCATTTAAGCCTAAAAAAGCAGGAAAACAAATACCTTTTTTGACACCAGCTGGAGAAAGAAACAAAAAGAACATTGAAACAATCGTTGCAAAAGAAATGAGGGATTTTAAATGATTGAATTAAAAAAATCCATTTACGTAAGATTAACACAAGTGACGAGTCGAGTATATGACCATATTGCCCCATCTAACGCAATCTATCCATACATTAACACACGCTATACAAACGTGGCAGAGGATGACGAGAGCCATGTGTTGAGGGTTACGTTAGAAATTGATATATGGGATAATATACGAGATACAACAAGACTAGAGCAATTAACAGATGATATTGATGCAGAGATAAACCGTAAACTAGATACTACTTTATATTATAAAATTTTTCGATTGAATCCACATCGATTTGAGCTTGACGATGCGGACCAAAAAATCAATCGTAGGCAGTTGCGATATTATATCCATTATGTAAAAAACTAAAATTAGGGAGGAATAAAAAATGGCACAAGAATTAACAACGCAACAAATCGAAAATATTATGATTGATACTGGCGTGGTATACGTCAACTATGGTGAAGTATCAGAAGCAATATTGGCACCGACAAGGGGTGGGAGTAGCTTTGTCGTTGAGCAAGACGTAAGAGTAATCGAGAGAGATGGAGCATTAGGGAAAGAAAAAGGACTTAGAAGAGTAGTCACAGAAAATGCTATGTTGACAGTAAGATTGATGGATTTTAGTGCATCAAATCTTAAAAAGGCATTAGCAGGGTCAGTTTTGGCATCCTCAAAAGTTACTGGTACTCTTGACGGCTCGATTGCAGATGCAGAATATTTAACAAATGTCGCATTAGTCGGAACCACTTTGGGTGGAGATAATGTTGTTATTAAATTATATAATGCGATGGCAGATGGTGGCTTGACTATTGACACGACCGATAAAGACGAAAGCGTTTTTGAAGTAGTTTTTGCAGGACATAGAGACCCAACGGATTACACAGTTGCCCTTTATGATATTGAGATTGTAACACCATAACATGGGGGGCAAAAGCCCCTCTAATATTTTTATCGGAGGATTATATGCGAAAATTAAACATTGACGATACTTTTTTAATTAGTGAGATTTTGGATAAGATGGATTTTGAGTTCCCGACACAAAAAAAGGGAGAAGATCAAAGTAGTTATGGGAGCAAGGTATTCTCATTTTTGTTGAAAAGAATCCACAGGGCAAAAAATGAAGTCAAAGAATTAGTGGCAAGTGTAAGCGGAAAAGACGTGAACACACTAGGAATTAAAGAGATCGGGCAGACTCTAAAGGAAATCGCAGAAAATGAAGGATTCGTAAATTTTTTGAAATAAGACGATATTATACGATTTATGACTTTTATCGGATTTTATCGTCAGATTTACAAAACATGAGAAATGAAGATTTAAAACATATTACAAGAATGTTTATGAATCGATTGGAAATGCAAGAAGAACG